TTTGCCTCCTGTCTGAAAGGCTTCTAACACAGATTCAAACAAGCTGCCTTTTACTCCGCGATTAATACTGTCAAAGAAATCCTGGGGGGCCTTGCCAGGAACGGTTGGGACAGGCAAACCAAAGTCTTTAGCCAGAAGACTACTAGTTCCTTTAACAGCCTCAGTAATTCCTTTTTCTAAGGAGCTATCAAATGTCTTGGCAGTGTTCTCATTTAAAGCGGAGCGTTGGAGAGTAAGCGGTTTCCCTCCCTTGATAGCCGAAGTATTTCTTGATCCTTTCCCCAGAGCTTGAGAAGCCTTCTGAACTTCAGCAGGAGTTATGACATTTAGAGGCGGCGTAGCGATACCTTGAGGTCCATCTAAAATAGCGGCACCAATTTTAGTTTGTGTTTTACTAGCCAGACCACCAGCCGCAAACTTCTGACGAGAAGATCCCCCCATACCAAACTTTGGACGAGCAGATCCTCCGCTTCCTAGCTTGGCTACTGTAGGTTTACGGCCTCGGCCTAGAGGAGTAGCTGTAGTTACTGCCACTCCTTTCATAGCTGCAATCAAAATAGGTATGCGAGCACTCAAGGTCTGTAGTACGGTAACGGTCTTAGAAGAAATAGAGCCTAAAGTCCCCATTCCTTTATTTAAAGCAATAAGCTGGACAGTATTCTTTTGTATCTCTGCTGTATTAGCTGTTACAGCCGCCTTAGTAGCCTCTGCCTTAGCCTTTGATGCAGCACCACTAGCACCACCAGCTCCTCCTCCAATAACACTTTTTCCACCGCCCTTCCCGCCTTTGCCAATTCCTCCAATAAATCCACTAGCAAAACCAAAAGCAGCACCCGATAATTTCAGAGCAGCGAAGGTAGTAAGAAGAGGGATAGCTGGACGCAAAGCGTCGGCTAAAGTAATAAAAGCATTAGCAGCAGTGAGAGCAAACTTCGCTAAATTTTGGAATGTATCAGAACCAGCAATATCACGTATCAACTTGCCAAATCGTTGACGCAATGCATCAAGCTGCACAGAAAGAGTTTGTTGGGCTAGAACAACATCTTTAGTAATGCTTGCCGTTCCCGCCAAGGCTACTTTACGAGCCTTCTCAGCCTTTTCAAACTCAACGATAGCTGGGATCAAGTTCTTTAGCTGACGAATACCGCCTAACTCTTCAACAATAGCACCAAACGTTACAGTATCGCCTCTCTTTTGTAAAGCACTTAGCTTATTAGATAATTCTTTGAATGAATTAAAAAAGCCAATGAACTGCCCTTCAGCATTAACCAGCTCAACATTAAACTGCTTCAAGAACTCAATCGTCTGAGGACGTTGAATACGAGCAAAGATAGTTCTTAGGCCAGTACCGATAGAGTCGGCACTTTCGCGAGTAGTAGAACGAACAGCAGTAAAGATTGAGATCAGCTCATTCAGTGCTTCTTGTGGCTTTTGGAACTCAGGAGTAGACGCAGCAAACACACCACCAGCACGACGGATCACAGAGATTAAGTCTTCCGACTCAACAGCGAACTTCTTAGATACTGCATTTAAAGAGCCAAGTACCTGCTCGGTCTTATCAGCAGAGATATTAAACTGGTTTAAAGCAGCAATAACACCTTCAGTAGTTTGCTGTAGACTACCAAAAGTAGGAGCTAGTGATGCTCGTGCTACAGCACGTAGAGATGCACGCACCTGATCTAATGACTGGCCTGTTTGGGCAAAGGTACGAGCGACATCAAGTAACTCGTTAGCGTTCACACCAAGAGTTGTAGATAGGTTATCAATTGTGTTGGTAAGCCCCTGTAGGTCTTTACCTGCCTTGCCTGTAACCTGAGTAATCTTAATCAGCTCACGTTGAAAACTAATGGCTTGAGAAATACCTTGTTGTACAGCACGAACAAAACCAAAGATGGCTCCTGTCGCAATAGTAAAAGCTGCAAATCGACGAATAGCCAAAGCAGCATCTTTACCGAAGGCTTCAATCTGAGAGCCGGTTTTTTTAGCAGCCGCTCCTGCCTTAGCAATACCCTTAGTGGCACCGGCTGTAGCGTTGCCTAATCTGGTAGTAGAACCTGCCATTCCAGCCATAGAATTCTTTGCTGTAGTAGCACTAGCCGTCAAACGCTTAAGATTTGCTTCTACAGAAGTAAGAGCAGCATTAAAGGCTTTAAGCTGACCAGCGGCCCCTTTAGTTATACTTATTTTTACTGGCACGTTAATGCCACGCAAGCCCTTGGAGATGGCTTTGCGAACTGTACCTATATTCTTAGGTCCACTTAGAACGACTTTTGCATTAATATTGAATGCCATGTGCTACCTCTAAACAAAAAGCGACCTATCTTGAAATACCATGCATCAAAATAGATCGCTTATCCAGGTTTATTATTCAGCGATAGCAGTTTCTTCTACTTCCGCTTTTGTCTTCTTGCTTGTCCGTTTTTTTGGGGGAGACTTTTTCTTTTTTACCTTTTCTTCGAACTGGTCTGTATCAATTGGCTCGCCCTTGTCGTCTAGGAACGGCTCTGCTACGATATCAAACTCTCCCTCCTCGTTAAGTTCGCGACCCTTTGAGTCAACAAAGACATGCTCTGTCTCAGAGGTCCACTTAATAAAGTTCCCAACCTCGTCAATATGTCGCCCTTTCGTATCGGTCAGACGACCCTCTTTGTCTACAAGGCGAAGCCCATCATCAACAAACTTAAACTTTTTCAGGAATTGGTTCTCAGGGAGCTTGGCATCTACCTCTTCTGTATCCGAGATAAGATAGAAAAATTCATTGGCACCATATAAAGCAACAGGGTCTTCCTGTTTGACCAAATATTCATCCAAGCCCTTTGGAAAGTAAGGTTCTCCCGTCTCAGAATACACCAAACAGTTAGCAAAAAGATAGTTAAATCTTGTAGCATCAGCCTTGCCCTCGCATGAGTTAGAATCAAGCTCAGTACGAGAAGAGAGAAGCTCTATCATATCGGCCCTTTTTTCCCTCATTGCTAAAGCGATACTCTTCGCTTCTGACAACTTAATTCCGCCCTTTGCCAGCTTATATTCCATATCTATTATATCTACACGGAGCTGCTGATACTTGGCTTCTCGATCATCACTCCACATTTTACGCTTACGTAGCTCGGCTTCTAATTGATCCCTTAAAAGAGAGCCTGCTTCTAGTTCCTCGTTAAACACCTTACGGCGTTGCTCATTAGCTTTCACCAACTCTTCCATCTTGGGACGACGAACAGCATATTCAACTCCGTCTACCTCGAATGTTCTCTTGTCAGCCTTTTCGGTAATTTTACCCATTTTAATACTCCTCAGTTATCCTTGGTTGTTGATTTAAAATTCATCACAAAACGATTCCATGATAGCGTATACTGGGCTATCTCGCTTAGTGCTGCTCTCAGATTCGAGTTGCCAGCATCAAGTAGGCGTGTTCGAGCCGATTGCCATGTTACACGGAACTCCTTTTGCTCCTCTGTTAGTTCGTTGTATTCGAGGCCGTGACCCCATAGATCTCCAAACTCTTCTTCTAAAATAGCTAGTGAGCCAATAATAGTTGTATCAAATTTTCTTGTAATATTATTTAAGAGCCGCTTCTTTGAGGCTTCGTTATAACTTGGATTAGCCATATCTATATCCTTTATCTTTTCTCAGACATTTGTTTCATAGCCTGATTCCTTAGATCTAACTTGACATCAGGTAATTGAGATTCTTCTAACTTCCCACTCTTTTCTATTGCCTTGATTCTATGTTCTAGCTTCATACGAGAGTTAAGATCATTAAGCTCTTTGATCTTCTCAGCCTCTTCTTTAGAGTCTGCTACCACGAACATCTCTCCTGCATTTCCTATATTGTGCTTACCTACACCCTTATTACCAAGAAGCTGTTCTACCTCTCTTTGTGTTCTGTCTTTCTCTGCCTCGCGTCTACTCTTTGCCATCCAGCCATCAAACATATCATCGTCTTCAATAACCTCTTCTGATGGTCTGTCTGGATTTTCATAAGCCGAATCATACATACGAGAGTAAAGTATGATAGACTTTTGGTCTTCCTCTAGCTCAGAGGCGGAAATACCAAACATATTCTCTTTGCCTAGTACCCAAGCGGATCTAAAAGGTTCTGTTCTAGCTATCTCACGGAATTCTTCTTGCGAAATCACATTGCGGTCATGAAAGCCAGTGAAGGCTGTAAGGATACCTCCGTCTGATTCCCAAAAATTTTCATATGTATATACTGGATCATCGGATGAATCGCGAATACATAAAGCAATTAAAAAATCGCGACGTAGTAGCTCACAGTGGTATTCAAAGGTCATAGTCTCCAGAGAAAACTTTTTTGTATATGCTTTCTCGATAGACTTATTGGCCCCTTTGATCTTACGTCTAAGAGCCTTCTGATCTTTCTTATTATAGACGGCTTTATATAATTGAATTTTTAAGTCTTCTAGATATGTCTTATAGTCTTCTAGCTGTTTCTCATGCAATGGACCCCAAATCTGAGTCTTCTGTAGCATAAAAGTGGCTTGGTCACGACTGATCAAGCTGTCATATTTGACATTATTGAGATTTTCTGTATAGAAAAGATCAGCTAGAGCACGTTGATCTTTAGTTGGCGGTATTTGTTTATAAAGCTGTTTACCTACCTTAAGATAAACTACGCCAGTTAGCAGCCTATTAGTTATTAGTTGTTTCTTGCTCTTGTCCATACTTTCTCTGTCCTAAGAGAAAAAAGGGAAGGGGCCGAAGCCCCAACCCCTCAGCACGTTGTCAAACGTCTGGTGCTAAATTAAGCAGCACCTTGAGTTGCAGCAGCCATAAATCCAGAGCGGACAGCCCACCAGCCAGTACCGGAATCATTAAAAGTATCACCGGAGTGTAGCACAGTAAAGTCATTAAAGGTTGTGTAGGAGTAGGTAACTGTTACGTTTCCTCCACCAGCATCACCTCCACCGTAGGATACAGAAGCTAATTTATTCTTAGTTCCCAAGTTAATTCGCAGACCTTCGCATGTGGTCAAACGGATTGGACGATCAGTCAAGTTCTCAGCAGCAACACATGCACCAGCACCAGCACAATCGTCGATAGCTGTTACATCATCGCCAGAGACAGAAGTCACTTCAATATCTGTAGTTACTTCTACTGGGAACGTCACAGTCTTAGCATATGGGCTTCTAGCTCCCAGCTCAAACAAGTCTTCACGAGCCAAGTCGGTAGATACCGTGATAGAGGCAACGTGACATTGGCCTGATTTGACACCACTAGCTGTTACCCCGAAAACATCTCCAGGTAAACGAGTGTAGTCTGCGTCGTTTGCTTGAGCAAGAGTCGTCGCGAAGTTCATATTCTCACGACGGTTAACACCACCAGAGCCAACCGGGGCATCATCATTAGAAGCAAAGTTAGGCGAGCCTGTAGCCGCAGCAAGAGCCCACGGAGCAGTACAGGAGCCCGCATAAGTATCCCAGATCTTTGTGTTGCCAGCAAGGGTAAGATCTTCTGAGAAGTTGTCTTCAAGCGGGAAATTGTAAGTTACAGAAGAAACGGTAAGCCCAGACATTTCTACGTATATATTTGGGGACGCCGATACAGCATTGTTTGTTTCAGGCCAAATACCTAACTGCATAATTGTCTCGGCAGGAGCACGCTCTGCAAGAGTAGGACCAGCTAGATCGGCTCCATCAGCATCAGTTGCCGTAGCAAGACAGAACAGTGCTGGGTATCCGTCTAAAACCTTACTTAGTGTAACCTCAACATCTGGAATACCTTCGATATTTTCGAAGAGGGCTAGTTGGCCCAGCTCAAAAGCTTGCTCCAAATTAAAGGTTGTCGTAATAGCTACGGATTGGATACCGTGACCTTCACGAAAAACAGTCGTTCCCGGCTTACGGAACGATACCTGTTGAATTGGGTAGTAAATTCTATTATTAGCCATTTATCTTCTCCTAAATTGAAAAGTATAACCTCGTTGTTAAATACACCATTTTTATGATTTTAGGCAATAATGACCTCAAAAGTAACCCTTACAGTACCTTGGTGTAAGCGGCTATTATGAGACTCCATTTCAGTCACAAGAGTCTTATAGATTCTAGCCATTTTCCAACGGTAATCATCGACTAAATAGGGGTAGGGAGTTGGATCTGTTGATCTCATCCCACGATGATCTAATGAAAATGGGATGGAGTTATTGTCGTATAACCATATTGTTCTGTCTTGTTGTAGGGACAGTATATCTATAAGCTGGTTTCTCCACCAGCGAGATTCAGCAATGATATGAAAATTCACATCCTGATATACATACTGTCCAACGCTTCCCTGTTGGTAAGGCTTAAACTGACGCCTCGGGACAGCCTCTATCACAACGGCGGGCATTTGTACTCTATGATTGCCCAAAATCTGCCAGTTGCCAGACCCTATGTGATGAAAAGTGGAATCTTCAACTCGATGAGAGTTGTATTGTAGCTCATCCCACCAAGGGGCTTGGTCTGCTATATATACCTGTACATTACGATAGCTGTGTTCTACCTGAACTGTGGAGGTAGTAGCTATAGCGGTATCTAATACTACTCTTCCAAGGGGATAATTATAGTGATGGCCAAAAGTAGCATCTCCAGTTGCATATAAAGTACCTCCAATATATATCCCAGAAATATCAACGGGCTGTTCTCCAGTCCCTCGTTCTATCCCCGTTTCCCAAACCCAGTCTTTTCGAGCAGACTCCCATACCTGACCGTCTGTATAGGAGGGGTCATCAACAGCTCGCAGTCTATCGTAAGTCCCTCCATATGCACCTGATGTAGGAATAGTAGCGTTACTAAAAGCACCAATACCTAAAAAAGACCAATCAAAATAAGTCTTTAGGTTGCTTTCAAGCTGAGACATCAGTAGGGTTTCCCCTACATTATCAACATTATTAAATGAGGTGTAGTCTTGTGCTGTCATTACTTAAAGCCTCTGGTAACTTCTCGTCTAACTATGTTATCTATTTCTGTATCAATCTCTTGTAAAGCTCGCAACACAAAATTGTCTCCTGCTGTTCCCGCGAACTGGTCAGGGACTTTCCACGAACCACCTGAACGACCAACCATAATTCCAAGTCCGGTTCTGCTTCCCCTCTTAGTCGAATCTGTAAAATCATAGTCTCTTACAATCACATTACTTCCTTCTAGCAATAAGAAGCGTAGCCAATCAATTAGCCCTCCACCCTTACGACTTGAGTAGGAATATGTTGCATCTGGCAAGGTTAGCACATCACTATAATCGTCTTCTATCATACCAATAGACAAAGTTCCAAATCTTCCTTCTCCTTGAAGAAACTTTACCGTAACGCCGCTCATCCATTGCTCTATAACTGTATCAATAACTGAGGGGTCGGGAACTCCTAGTTCTGCTTGTAGCTTACCACCAAAGAAAGATTCGTATTCAGGAGAGCCAACAATTGCACTTCTTAGAAGCTTCTCTACATGCTCTTTAATATTGCGACTAACTTTTACGGAATTTCTTTTGACTATACGAGTAATTTCCTTATTCACATTAGAGAAAAGTTGTCCCCTAATTCCCGGCGTAGTAATCTCTAAACTTCCTATAATAGTAGCCATTACCCAATCCTTTTCCACATACAGGCAACAAACTGATCTGAATCTAGGCCGCACGGCACAGGGTCGGTTATACGCTCAAATCTATGAGTGGCATAACCTGCTATATTAGTAGCTACAACAATCTCTTTTGCTCTCTTTAGCTTAGGGGTTCTGTCAGCGAAGGTCATAGTCTGAATATCTCCATCTGGAGTATTGACCGAACCAACCTTGAAGAAATCTTTTTGATCCCAGATAACCATTAGGCTTAAGTCTTCTGATGACTCTACAGCCCTCTTTCCTCCCCCATTACACATAGGACAAATATTTCCAAAAGGAAAAGGTATCGGACCTCCATCCTGAAATCTATTTGCTGACTTATTTCCTATTGGATCAAACACACAGTTAGCACAGTCCTCATACTTAGTAATTCCATAGTGCAGAGTACATGGAACGGTACAAGAGTCATCATACAGCATAGCTGAGATGGCGTTGCTAAAAATTGTTTTGAGCCCCGGCGTAATGACGCCAGAATAGGGATTTATAGTCGTAGTCATTCTTAGCTCGCTGTATCACCAGTATAGTAACGAGGATCATCAAATCTACCGCTATAAGCAGCGTTGATTACTCCTGTCTCTACTCCTGTTACAGTGATTGGGTAACCGCTGATAGAATATTCAGGCCCTCCCCAAACTCCTGCCTTTGGAGCCTGTACTTGGACAGTTCCCTCTTGATGAGGGGTATCGCTACCTTGGGGTTGAAAAATAATAATTGCCATTGTTTATCTCCGATTAGTAAGTGCCGCCACGATGCGGATTATTAGTGTCCAAGAACCCATGACCGCGAAGGTTGGTGCCTGGGTCAAAATCATTTGATGCGAAGGGTGACATCACGGCCCTAATAATAGTTCCGCCCTCATAACTAAAGTTATATTCTTTTTTAAGAGTCTCATATGCAGCACAGGGACCAGCCGTTAATAGTTCTGCTAAGAACTCTCCGTATTTATTTAATTCAATCACGGCAGGGCCGCACCTCGCCTTCACCCCCTGCATTAGAGCGTTGGTTCTGAAGTTTCCTTCGTCGGCCAAACATGCTGCCCTCAATACCATGAAATTAATAAACTCCTGACCATCAGCAGTTGTACTAATAGGATCAGGAGAAATTGTATTTGCTTCTACATCAACAGTATAGGTGCTAGTGAAATTGATATCAATAGGCAGGAAGTATGCGGCAGTAATCAGAAGGTCTTGTAGTCTTTTTGTTGTATACGTGCCCGTTCCACAGCCAGCATCATTTAATATAGCACGTAGCATTAATAAGCCTGTTTGTTCCCATGTCGCCATAATTGTTACCTATCTGTTACGTGGAGTAAACCGTCGCCTTCTAGAATCTGGCCACTAGTAGTGGTAACTAGGGTCTCTATACGATAAGTCCTCTCTGATGTTCCAGCTTCAATCCACATAACCACTCGTGAGTCTGTCCCTAGTCCATCAATGATCCCCGTCTGACTAATAGTCAGATCGGTTCCAGTCTCGCCAACATTCGCTGATACAATACTATTTATACCAGAGATAGTTTCGCTACTGCCTACGGTTAGAAGTTTGCTAAATTCCATTAGGAACCTGCGTTTTTCAGAGGGTTGCTTACACAACCTTTCGTCTGCTGTTACGCTCATTTAATTACGCTCTCTTAAGTTCCAGGTTATGCCATCTTCATCTCTAAGCCATATCACGCCGCAATCATCTATACACCATAGTACACCACGGGCACCTAGCATCCATTCTTGATCTGCCTCTTCTTCCCATAACAACATACTGTTCTCCTAGAAAAAAAGCCGATGGCAGCAAAGTGCCACCAGCGGCTTGATTATAAAAAACGCTTTTGGATATATCTTAGAAGGAGCCAATAAGAACTCTTCGGTTATCCAAAGCTGCGAAACCATGTTCGCCCCATCCATAAACACCACCACGGCGTTGACGGTGAAGGGTATCGTCTTCAAAGATCTGAAGGCCAGCACGGACAGGCATTACAAAGCTGTCGTTCTTGCTGCGATCCAAGGCAACTACGATTTCTGAGTCACCAGCAGGAAGAGTTCCTGAAAGATCACTCTCATAGAAGACCTGATATTCTTGCTCGTCGCCAAGCTCATCAAGATCGTGAAGGTTTACTTGGAAGATGCGGACAAGCATACCACCATCTTGAGTGATTAACTCACGACGGGTAATTTCATCTACTTCGTCTACACCCCAGTTGCGAATATCTTCAATAGCTTCTGGACTGACAAACAAGTCAGTGCATTGACCGCGACTGATAGAATTCGAGTTTCCACCGCCGTTACGACGCATGGTAACCTTCAATAGAGAAACCAATCTCTTAGAGAATTGGCCATTAGCGGCATCTGGATCATAAACCAAGATGTTACGATCAACGCCTGCGGAGATAAGTGTGTGCCACCCATCATCATTCATTTTCTTGGTAAACTGTGAACGCATAACGTCCAATGCTCTACCAACAACATCCCAGCGAGCGTCACGAGCATACTTCAACAACCAGTCGATTGATGCACCTACGTCGTAGGTTGGGACCATCACGTAATCACCTTCTACGTGACGTTCTGGAATACGGCCATGATTAGGAATCGTGTATGCCACGAAATCCTTCTCAGTACCAGGAGCCAGGAAGTCAAGCGGGAATTCACTGGTAGCACCAGGAGCTAGATTAACGACTTCGAAGATACCATCAAGGATATCGCCGCTCATCACGCCCTTACGCAATGGAGTTTCCAATGCCTTAGCTATTTCAGCTACTCCAGCCAAAGATTCTTCCTTCTTTTGGCTACCGGATTGACGAAGCACTTCCGTCATTTCTGGAGTATAGTCAAAAAATTTCATTTCTTAATCTCCTAAGATTAAACAATATTAATTTCTACTTTCGCGAAACCATCAGCATCTAAAACGGATAGCCAACGGCCAACCTTAACGCTACTAGCTTGCTCATTACCACAGGTCAAAGTACCATCTAATGCAAAGTGAGCACCACTACCAATAACTGGAGTACCTGAAATTTGGTCGGTCACAACCGTACCACGACGAAGCAAGGTGACTTTACCACCAAGCTGCATTTCGTCTTTATTTGCGTTGTATTGTTGACGGGTAAGGTCAATATTAACAACGTCATTCAATAACAAACCCGCAGGTTCGTCTTCATATGCAGCAACGTCAGCAACTAAGGCCGCAGCGTCGTCCATAGCAGCACCGGAACTTCCAGTGCTATGAGCAACAATAACGCCTCGTTCTGCAACAGCATCGCTTTTAAAAAAGCTGATATCTGTTAGATGTTCTACACGATCACCTTTTAGAGCCATTTTATATTCTCCTAAAACTTATTCGGATGCTTTTTGGTTCATAACAACTTCGCTCACCCATTGCTCAAGACCAGCACGAGCAACAGACTGTTCATCTTCGCCTTCGCTAGATTCCGAAGCCATAGACGTGTTATCTTCTTCTACAGAATTTTCTTCCACTACTTCGGAAGCTGTAGTTTCTTCCTCTACGGATTCTTCTTCAGAAGACTCAGTAGTGGATTCGGAAGCCTCGGTAGATACGGCAGGCTTCAGGTCAGAGACAGTCTTAACGATTACGTCAAACTGTTCATCATTGAGAGAGGAAAAGGTTTCAAGCTTAGCAGCTACTTCGTCAGCAGGAATGCCAGCTTCGATGAGAGATGCTTCTCTCTTCTTCTTTTTCTCTTCTTCTTTCATCTTGTCAAAATTTGCTTGAAGTTCTTCAAGCTCAGTAGATTTAGCTTCTACGTCTGTTCCCAAAGTTTCAACCTTGCTTGTTGCCTCGCTTAGTTTTCCTTCTAGATCAGCTTTGGCCTCATCTAATACAGCAATATTTGCTGTCAAAGCCTCAATCTTATCTTCATATTGGGAAACGTTCGCGGCAGAAAGCTTGTCAGCCATGTCTTTGTTCTCAGTGCGTAGAGAAGCTAGACTTTCCTTAAGCTCTCTGATTTGATCGTTTAATTGATCAGACATTGTGTTCTCCTTGTGTGAGTTAATGTCAAAAGAATTACCTTCTGTACTTGTATTTACACCATTATCATCTAAAAATAGACTTTTATCTTCTGAGGCGTTAGCGAACGAGAAAATATGGTCTTTATCAAAGATGATACTATCTGGATTTGCAGGCTTATCTACAAACCCTTTACCACTAAAAGTGATGTCTCTAAGAACCCTGCCTACCTTATGATCTTGATAAGTTCCCATTCCACCATAAGCACGTAGATGCTGGGATAAGAAGGCGGTGTCAGCAGTACGAGCAACTACATGATTGTTACCGTCGGGATCAACTACACCATAATCGAATCCATGAAAGACACACTCCATAGAAACAAACTTCTCACCAGCCTCAATTTGCTGAATAAGGTCTGTTGCTCTAGTCTGTAGCTCTGGATCGTTCCATCTCTTATATATAACAGATCCTACTAAGATATGGTATACATCTGGTAATTCAAGGTCGCTGGCTTTAGGGTTTTCGCTATCACCAATAAGATTAAAATCTGAGTCGATAGCCCAGCTATTGATAATCCCTCCTACTATTTGTTTTTCATCATGCTCTATATTAGTAGGCTTAAAACGGGGAGTCTCACGAGCTGCCCAAACCTCATCTTTATCGAATATATCGTCATTCTTGTTCCATACAGTAGACACCAAGATAGAAAGAACGTGGTGTACATCTGCATCGTCAAGACCGGCAGTGACTAGTTCCGTTAGAGCAGCCGAAGCTTTAAGTTGACTTTTGGAGCCAACCATCTGAGGATCATGAGTCGCTACAGGAGCGGTAAAAGCGATAGAAGATTGAGATCGGATTTTGTGCTCAAGCCCCGCTTCCCTTTCTGCTGGGAAAACTGTTGGGGGTTTTATTGCCATATATTATGTCTCCGAAATATTATCAACATAGAATGAAACTCTTAGATCACGTACTTCGTCAATTGAGAATGACTTTTTACCTAATAATTCAAGAGCTTCTGTAGTCCAAGATTCAAATAGTGCATGGACATTAGGGGTAGGATTTTGAGACGCTGTGGCTAATGCTGCCTCAGTAAGCTCTCCTCCTATATCTAAATTACACAAAATCTCGAATTTTAGTTTCTCTAACTGACTAAATTGTTCCGCAGTTAGACTTCTTAAGTTGCTCTTTTGGAATGCAGCTATAACTTGAGGGTTAATAACATCAGAGATTTTCTTCTGTGCTGTCTTAGCCCACATCTCTACTGCCGCCTTATTCTTAGGAACAAACTTCTTTGGTTTACGCGGTTTTGTGTCGCGTGTGTTCTTTGGTCTTCCTGGCGATCCTGGTTGTTTTTGACCAGCAGGAGGACGGCTCACTTTCATTTGTTGTTCCTTCATATCCATAAGGGATTTCTCACCACTCTTACGGTTGTCTAGTTCTAATCCCACTTCAGAAGGAGCAGACTGTCCTGTCTGCAAAGCAATCTTTTTCAATGCATGATCTTGATCTACTTGATGATAAGGGCTAACCTTTTCCATGTCTGCATTCTCACGTCTCTTGTTTTCGTTAATAACACGACGATTCTCAATATTTGGCTTAGCTTTAATGTTGCGTTGTACAAACTCATCACTAATGATATTTCTATCAGCCATGCTCATTAACAAATTAGAGACTGCCATTGGATCATCAAGATACATATAGTCAAACTCAACTTGTGCAGGCATTCTAAAGCCCATTGATTTTTGAACAATCTTTAATTGAGTTGTCCAAAAGTCAATTATGATATTTCGCACATAGTTCAACCGCTCAGTGAGAGTCTTCAATGAAATGAAGTTATTGGTTGTACCAGAAGCACCAAAGGTTCCCGTCAGAGTTGGAGGAATCCCTAAAGTAGCATAGATGGCCATAAGAGTCGAATGATATTTTTCTTCGCCTAAGAACTGGTGCAGATCACTACTTGTTTCTATAAGCTCAATGTCTGGACCCCAAATGATGTCAATCGTTCCACCTCCGACATTCGCCCCTAGCATATCAGATAAAGTAGCTGATGTGGTTGGAGTCGGAGCTAGTTTATGTTCTAGAGAACCAATCTTCCAGACGCGAATCTTAGAGATAGCCCCATCTAGAGCGGCCTTGTCTGCGAGCTGTAATCTTTGATATAGATTTAAGGGCTCAAATGCAGAATAGGTCATAGGGTCGGCCCATGTCTGCCAGTCATCCTTTTTATAGTGATACATATACG